AGAATTATTGTTGACTGTAAATGATCCACTAGTAGAAGAAAAGTCACTAGTAGTTCCATTTATTGTCCAATACAGCGTTGTGTTATTTGATAAATTGGTTGTACTTGCATCAAATGTTGCAGTGCTACCTTCATCAACTGATGTTGAAGTAGGGAATAAGCTATAAGTCGGTGCCGGTGTTGTACCTGTGTCATTTACTGTTAATGTTGATGTGTCAACTACAGTACCGCTTGCGCTTCCTGTTCTTAGAGAAACTGTATACGACTCATCTCCCTCTGTTAATTCGTCAGCAATAGCACTTATACTAAATGACCCTGTGTTATTGTTAACAATAAATGATCCACTAGTAGAAGAAAAGTCACTAGTAGTTCCATTTATTGTCCAATACAGCGTTGTGTTATTTGGTAAATTGGTTGTATCTACATCAAATGTTGCAGTGCTACCTTCATTGACCGACTGTGATGTTGGAGATAATGTATAAGTAGGCGGGGGCGTAGTTGATGTATCGTCTATAGTTGTACTTGTAGATGCCACAATATTACCACTTGTTGATCCTGTTCTAATGTTAACAGTAAATGACTCGTTGCCCTCTGTTAATTGATCAGCAATAGCAATTATACTAAATGTTCCTGTGTTATTATTAATAGTAAATAATCCGCTGTTTGAATTAAAATCTGCACTAGAAGTAGTTATATTTGAAATAGTCCAATATAATACCGTACCGTTAGGTACGTTTGTAGTAGATACTGTATAGGTTCCTGACGAACCTTCGGATATTACATCGTTGTCGACATCTATACTATAAGTAGGCGGAGGTTCTGGGGTATCAGCAGATGTTAAGGGCACTACATTAAATAACTGAGGAGTGTTTACCCTTACTGCATCTGAATCTGCTTTAAAAATTTCTATGTTTGATTTAATTGTTCCGTCAACGATATCATATATTTGATTATTAACTTCTTTGTCGTTTAAAGTTATTCTAAACCTTAAAACTTTACCAGGAACAGCAGGAGATACATAATCAAGAACTTTTGCTTCTATTTTATATTCTTTATCTGTAAACTCAGAATCTGTTGCTATAAATATTGTTTGATAACTATTGTTCAATTGATAGTTACCTTTATTTATTCCGATGAACGTAGTATCACTTTGTGTACTGTTATGGTTAAATAAAACAGATCCAAAACTATTAACAAATTGACTCCAACTTTGTCCTTTGTCAGTATTAGTAGAGTTTATCTCAGCACTGATTCTAATCTCGCCGCCTGAGTTAAAAAAATGTCTTCTGTGATTGTACGAACTAAATTCTACTTCAAACTCATGTGTTAGTATAGAATTCCAAGGCGAAGTTCTTGTACTGTTTAATACTAATTCAACTGCTGCTTGAGATCGTGCAAGCAAAAATCGATCATTTTCAATAGATTGCATTAAATTTTCAAAATCAAGAATTCCTTTTCGATCGCCATTTTCATCTACAACAGTTATACCACGGTTGTCAACAATAAAACTTTCTGTCTCAGCAATAACGTTAGCATTAGCAATTATTTCAGCAATTTCGTCAGGTTCTGATCCTATCTGATGCAATCGTGCACGAACCATGTCTGAATATAATGCATTTATTGATTCAGCAGTGACAATATTATTATTACTAGTAACAGAGTTTGAAACTTCAAAACTCGAAGGAGATGCTCCGTAGCCAAAACCTTGACCGTATCCAAAAGTGCCTTCGCCGTTCCCTAGAACTCTGGTAATTCTTTCTACTAATATATTCTGTCTACTAGACGAGACTTCTGTCATGTTATTTCCTTAAACTTTAAGCACGCATTCTACTAATTTCTCACCATCATCGTTATTAGTTTCCAGTGCAACACCTACTAAACTTTTCGAAGTAATTGTAGAAGCAACGCCATCTTTCCACGGATAAATTGCTTGCCCTTTCGAAACAGGACCAGTAACTCTAACAGGAACACGTCCTTTGAGACCTATCGCTTGCCCTTTGCTGTCACTGTTCATTAAATAAGCAGGTTCTGCAGATATAACTCCTATTGCAATATCACTAAATGACGCTGATCTAGTTTCTTCCACTCCGCCTACTGCCATTACAGTTCCAACTGAATATTCTTGATCAGTGGTATACTTTTCTGCAAGGTCAGCATATCGAGCACTAGTTGCTGTACCCTGGAATAGATTTGCATTAAGGTTTCCTGAACTATCTCTTACTGCTACTGTGTTTGCTGTAGCATTTACACTTGCTGTTCTAAATGCACTGCCTTCTCTAAGACTTTCTGCTTTGTCTGCTTCGCCTTGGAATCTTGTTCCATGTACAACAGCCCATTTTTGACTTGCTGATCCAAGATTGTATGTGTTATTTGTTGCCGGTGTTACTCCGTTACTATTAAGTGTTACGCTGTGTATTGAGTTGCCTGTACCATCTGTAGTTTTAAAACGTATTGCACTGTCTGTGCCAGTTTGATTTTCAATTACACCGATGCTTCCGTTTTCAATGTAGATTTTTAAATCTAAATCTTCGCCAACAGCAAGTCCCTCGTCTGTAAATTGTACTAAAGAACTAAAAATAGGATTCAGTGCTCTTAAATAATCACTTGCAGGCGATCCGCCTAGTTTGTCTGCATTAGATGCTGTGCCCCAATAAAATGTTTTGTTAGGATTACTACCATCTTGAGTAACTCCGTTTTTTGACTGTTGTGTATCAGCAAGTGTAACACCTTTTCGAATTATATCAAATTTAGTTAAAAGATTTGTAGGAACATTTGACGGTTGCGAACTGCCCAATGTAAACTGTTCGGAACTAATTGTAAACATCACTGCGTCGCTAGTTGTAGCAGCAATAATACTCTTTGTAGTTCCGACATTGTCTAAAACATTTAAAGATAACATTTGAGTAACACCGTCGCCAGTGTTCTGCGGACCAATTAACACAAATTCTGTGCCGTTGTAAACATATAATTGGTCATTATCTGAGTCCCACCAAAAGTCACCTATTGTTAACCCAGTTGGTTCGTCTGGTGTAACTTCAGATCCTCCAGTTGAACGCCATTTTGTACCATCGTAAAATTTTAATTTAGAATTTGCACTGTCGAACCAAATCTGCCCATTTAATGCTCTAGATGGTTGATTTGCTCCTGCAAAATTTTCTAAAAGATAAAGGAAATTTTCGTTTTGAATCTCGCCATAACCTGCATAATTTTTTCCGATTAGCTTTAAATCGGTGGTTTGGTCAATAGTACCGTCTTCAACTATTGTTAACACAGTATTATTATATCTGTCTATTTGATATGCCATTTTATTGATTCCTAATGCTTTTAGTTATTTATCAGTTGTTAATAACTAGACGTGCTTTGGTGTGTCCACGTAGATCCGTCTGATTCGTATACTAGTAGACCTCTTGAAGGTGTTAGTATTGCACTACCTGTTGCAGTATTTGTGTTCGTAATATCTGCTATAACTGATTCATTTTTAGTCCCGTCACTGTCTACAGCAACAGTAGATTTAGTTAATACTCCGCTAGTATCAGGATCTAAGGATACTGACACAGTAATACCTTCAATTGTAGCACCTGTGTAAGAAGTTGTATGTATCCTAGCTATAGCATTTGTTTTTTCAGATGCAGGATATAAATCTTCTAAAAATGCTGCTACATTATTCTCTAACGTATTTCCGGTTCCTAAACCTGTGATATCCATACTAAACACAATAGTTTCTGCTTTTATTGTACTGTCAACATATCTTTTGTTTGCAGCATCTTGAGTGCTTTCGGGATCAGCAATACCAATAATTTTTTGATTGTCTGTTATTGCAATATCACCACCGGCGGTTATAAGAACTCCATTGTTTGAAACTAATCTAAAAACACCTATGTTAGGCGAAGCAGTTATAGTTGCACCATCGATGTTGATATCGTCAACATCGATGAAATCTAGTTTACCAATAGTTTCTAAATCATTTGCAAATCTAATACCAGTAAGACTGTCATTACTAAGTTTTGTACTTCCTGCAATCATATAAGTATTAGTTACACTGTCGAGATTAACGTTTTTGTTTGAACTCCATGCATCGGATGATTGTTTCCATAAAAGTGTTTTGTCTCCATTTGAAGATTTTACTATCAATCCGCTTTCATTAACAGCGGTGTCATCATTTACTGTACCGTCATTGGTAATTGCTAACTCTATGTTTTTGTCTTCTACTCTTAATGTAGTTACATCTACACTGGTAGTTTCTCCTTCAACTAGCAAATTACCAGTTATTCTTAAATCACCTTCTACGTCAAGTGTATATTCTGGCAATCTATCAGTAGTAAATATACCAACGTTGCCAGAACTTGCATCAATGTATAACGCATCGACAACAAGAGATTCATATTCAGAAGATCTTACTCTAAGGCTGAGATCATGGTCACTAATTTGATTTTCGATATAAAATCTCGGGCCTACTACTTTTTGAACATTGTTTTGAGATAATCCAATACTCAAACCTCCAGAATTTTGTATAGTAAGTGTTCCTACAGTTATACCGTCTTTGTTACTAGGCAAAAATTGATCAGCATTTACAACTTCACCAGAACCTGTTACAAGAGAATTTGCACTTTCAGCAGTTCCATATATCTTAAAATTTATAGTGTCTACAATGTTAAAGCCTTCGAAAATTGTGCCCCTGGGATTATCATCTGTAACTAACTGTTGTATTTCTTGGCTGAAGATTGGTGTAAAGGTTAAAGCACTAAATACACCTACTAACTCTCCACCGATGAAAAACTTTGCAACTGTGCGAGATCTACTCTGTTCATCAAGAATACTTGAAGTTTCAAATCCAGTCTTTCCTTGTGTTTCTGAATAATCCGGACCTACTAGTATAGTATCTGTACCGTCATATACATAAAATTGGTTATTGAGATTATCAATCCAAAGATCACCTGCAACCATTTGAGGTCGAGTATTTTGCACAAACGGGCCGCCGCTGGCTTTCCACACTTCACCGTCGTATACCTTGACTCTTTGATCACTAGTATCCCACCATAGTTGCCCTGTTAACGGATTGCTAGGAGCAGCAGTGTTAGCAAAGTTTTCTAATAATTTAATAAAATTTTCATTAAAAAATTCACCATATCCTTTGTAGTTTTTTCCTACTAATGTAAGATTAGTGCTTTCGGTATCTATCTGCCCGTCGATTAGATCTGTTAACACTGTGCCGTTAGTTTTGTTTAGTTGATAACTCATATTAGTTTCCAGTATAAATTATATAATTGACTGTTAGATATGGATTCATGGTATACAAAGGAGTACCTAGCGAGCCTTCTGTTAATATTCCGCCGCTAGAAGGAAGACCCTGTGTGCCGCCTAGTGAAGATTCTATAGGCAAGTTAATTGCGGTTTCGTCAATTACTTCACCACTGCCAACACGAATACCATAGTACTGTGTACCGCTATCTCCCTCCATATCATGTTCGTGTTCAGGTAAGTTTTCTTTGTTGATATTTTTAAACTCTGATCCTTCAACATTACCTATACTGTCTGCTGCTGAGTTTGTAGTTACTCCTGCTGCACCACGTGGACCCATAGTATCAGTGCCTAGAGGAAATCTTCCTCTAAGGTCAGGTAAAGCAAAGAACAGCACACCGTTATCTGAAATCAGTGCAGGATCTCTAAAATTAAACCCTATTACTTCCCAAAGAATATTATAATCTGATTTCCTAACTTCTGCGCCGTCACAGAATAGCCAACCTTCAGGCGGTATACTTCCTCCGTACGGTACAATAACACCAGCTGGCACAAGCTGCAAACTCTTTAAAAAATTTCTTTTGTTTACTTTATATACACCAGTATCTCCAGTAGTTTTGTTAACTAGAATTTCGTCAGCATTTCCGACATCCGATATCGAATCTTTGTTTGAAATAAAAGCGTTTGATATCCTAACGTCAAACTCTTTTGTGCCGCCTGTGCCGTCGAATTCAAAACTGTTAGGTAATACATCACCATTAATTGCGAATGTAGTAGTACTGGTTAGTCTATTGGCACTGCCTGCTCTTCCTGTTACAGTTCCACTAACATTTCCTTGTAGATTTCCAAAAAATGTGCTAGCATAAACTTGATTATATTTGTTAGTTGCAGTGCCTATGTTTCTGACACCTGCTTGATCGGGTGCAACGTCATTTGTTTCTAATAAATCATTGACAACTAAATTACCACCTACATGTGCATTTAATGCAACGCCTAAGCCGCCGGTGGTCACAATCGAACCTTGATTTATATCGTTGCTTTGTATTGTAGTGTCAACAGACAAAACTCCGGAAGTAGGGTCGCCTTCTTTTTGACTTATTTTAATATTACCTACAACATCTAGCTCTTCATCAGGACTAAGATTATTAATGCCTACTTTTTCTGTACTATCAACTGTTAGAACACTTTTGTAATTTGAACCGTTGCTTAGTCTAAAAATAAAGTTAGAACCACCAGTGTTGTGCTGTATAATACCGCTTTCTCTATCAACAGCTAAATTAACTTGTCCGCTATTACCTAGTTGTAATCCTTCGTTGTTTTTAATTCTTAATCTAAAATCTGTAGTTGATTCGCTGTCGCTTCTTAAAAAATTTCCTGCAGGAACAACTGCGCCTGCAACAACAAGAGCATCTGCTTTTTCTGCAACTCCATAATATTTGTAATTTTCTGCATTTTCACTGAGATTAACACCTGCTTTGATGCCTGTTCTAAATCCAGGTATTGCTGTTTTAGGAACAAAAGTGTTGTTACTGAAAATTACTGAAGGATTATCTTGAATTTTAATTACAAATATATTATATTCTTCGTCGTCAATGCCTGTAATAACCTGTGCTTCGCCTCCGGTTAAAAGTCCGTCGCTAAACTGTGGACCGACTAATATCCAAGCACTGCCTGAAAATAGATATAACTGTTGATTTTCAGTGTTTACCCATAGATCACCAGCTAGACTGTTTGAAACTGCTGGCTCACTGTCAGACTTTTTAAATCCACTTGCAGCTTGCCAAGTAGTACCGTCGTAGATTTTTAATTGATTTATACCGTCGGTATTGTCATACCATAATTGCCCTTCAACTGGACGGTCTGGCGGTGTAGTATCTGTAAAATTTTCCAACAAGTGTAGAAAGTTTTCTGAAATAGCTTGTCCATAACTAGTTGCTCTGCGTCCAGGTAATCCCAAACTAGTGTCAGTGTTAATTGTTCTGTCTTCGACTACAATTACACCTTTGTTAATTTCATCTGTAAATCTAACTTCATATGCCATTAGCTGTTACCTCCGCTAAGGCTCTGCACTC